AATCAGATGATGCTTTGTATATGGCTGCGTTTTATGAGGAAGGATGGCTGAGTTATCAAAAAACATTAGAAAAGTCGGTGGTAAAATGGTTGCCGCTAAAAGCCCTTTCACTCGCAGGGTGTTACTTCCAACGGAAGCCGATCTTTGTAATGCACTCGGATTAACAGAAGAAGAATATTTTTATTTCTTAGAAGGTGTAGCAGCAAAAGTAAAAGAACGACCAGAAGCTTATGGTTTAGTTCCTGAAATATTTGCTGGACCTGGAGCAGGTGCTCTTGCTTTGTATAAAGCAGGAGCTTTAACTTTTCTTGGACAGATTGCTGTTGGTGTTGCTTTAACTGCTGCAAGTGTTTTGTTAGCACCAAAACCTCCTAGCATGAAGCAAGGGACAAATGAAAGAACAGCAGATATAGGTGGTACTAAGAAGTTTGCACCGCAATTTAGTTTTAATAGTGTTCAAGAATTAGCAAATTTAGGTGATTTAATTCCTCTTGTTTTTACTAATCGCCAAACAATAGATGGCATTGGATATGGAGGTATTCGTGTTAATTCACAGCTTCTTTGGTCACAGTTAGTAAGTTTGGGTCGTTATCAACAACTAAAAATACTTGCTTTATTTTCTTTAGGAAAAATAGGACAAAAACCAGAATTAAAAGGTTATGCAATTGGTGACTTGTTATTAGAAAGCTATCACGCAGAAAAAATATACAAGGATACTTCTGACAACATCCCATTCTTAACTTCAGGTGGTTTGTTTTCTGGTGACACTACAAATATTTTTAGAGTAGATAACCTTAAACATTTTTGCGGAACAAGGAATCCAACAACACAAGCAACATTTGGTTTAAGTAATCCAATGCCAAATGCAACTGCATATTATTTGCCTTATCAATTAATCAGAACAAAAAGTGATATAAGTGATGATGATTCAAGACCAGCAGGAAGAATAGCACTTAAAAAAAGAAGAAAGTTGCTTGGTGCTTGGCCTATGGGTGCAGGTTTTATGAATGGTGGAACAGCAAGCCAAAGAGAAGGAACTGTTGACATACCAAAAGGTTTAGAAATTCATTATCAAATAGTTGGTAGTGGAAGGCTTGGATTATTTGAAGGTGTTGGTTATCAACAAGATAGTGTTGATCCAGATCTAACAATGGACCCTCATGGAGTTGAGGATGTTAATGCCGCCACGAAAACAGTAAGAGAAACCACTGATTCATATCTTGCAGTAGGTGAGCAATATATGGCTGGTTCGGCTTTAGTTACTTGTTATGACATACAAGAAGATGGGCAAACAATTAAGGGTGAACCTTGGGACGGAACTAAAGTTAGAGCGTTCTTTTTTAAAGTTGTAGAGTCTGGAAGATTTGAAGCTGTACCTAATAACGAATTAGCAACACACTTAAGTAATCCTCGTTGGAATAAAAGTGGAGAATTTTTTACTGTTCGTGTGGGAGATCAAAATAAATTTTATTATGAGCAAAATTATCAAGATATTTTTAATGCAAATAGTCGCTTGACTCTGCAAAAAGTTACTTTAGGAACTATATCTAATAACAGAAAATGCCACATTACAGAAATAGGAATTAAATCAAAAGTATTTAAACAAATTCAATTTGCAAATGTAAATAGTAAACCTTCAGAAGAAAAACTGTTTGAAATTTATGACGATAAATCTACTTTACAATTGGGCAATATTAATAAATATATTACTCGTTATAGCTTTTTTAAATTACAAGTAAGAAAAAATGGAGAAGATACATGGATTTGGTTGAAACCTACTACAAACATGGAAGCTCATACTGGTTTGTTTTGTGTAAAAGGTAATACACCAGAATTTCAATACAATTATCTAAGAATAGATCAACCTAGTTTTGATCAATTTGAATATAGATTTTTTCCTCACCCTGGAGCTGCTGTTGTTAAAGAAGTAGAAGCTTATGAAGAAGGAGAAAGATACAATCCTGTCTATGCAATGATGTTAAATGCTAATGGTGTAAGAGAAGAAACTGATATTCAGCAATTCAATTGTGAAGGTTACTTTGTTAAGTTTGCAGGAGATGATCAGCACAATTTAAACAAACAAAATTTAAGCAATAAAGAATGGAATTTAGGGGAACCAAGTAAAACTAAAGTACAAAGTGCAGCTAATAGAGTTACAGGTTTTTACCCTAGTCAAGCAGGAAATTATTCTGGTGCATCAATTAGTAATTTGCCAGAAGTAAGAACATCTAATCGAATATTTACAGATCGTTTTTTCTATCCACCTAATTATGGAGGTTATATAAATGGTTCAGGTGCTCACGGAACAACAATTGCTGCACATCAAAATCATCCTGCACCTGGTTTAACTACTTGGAGGTTATACATTAATAAAGTTGATGTTACTGATCATATTCAAAACTACCATGATGGTGAAGGTACTTGGGATGGACCTGTTCACAATGGTTACCAAGGATCTGATCCTTCTCAAGTTGAGTTTCACTACACAACATTAGCTGGAAGTGGCGGTAAATTTACTGTTAATAGCTACAAAATAAACCACCCTGGCTCAACCACTAAGTTGTATAGCGTTAATAAAGATGAGCAAGAAGACATAAGTGCTGTAACTCCAGCGTTTAGTGGTCCTGTGATGCTTGATGGTGGAGAAGGATCAGCAATGGAGGTTAATTTAACTATTTATACTGCTGGATCAGGAGGAGATATGAAATATTTTGCTCAATGGTCTTTGCATGATGTCGGCAATAATGCTTATAAGAATAATGATAATGTATTTATACACAAAAATAACAATACTATTAATCATTTAGGTTTGCCAGAAAATATAAACTTTCAAGTAAAAGTTTCAACTTCTGGGGATATTTATAGTGATGAAATTCTCAGCGAATTAAATCCTTATGATGCGGCTGCTGATTTTTGGCAATATGAAGGAGATAGATCAAGCCATTTGGATGGGCCTGAACATCAAATCACATACTGTAATGAAATAGTAAGAACTGAAGACCCTGGGAATATAGGTTTTGATACAGAAGGAAATTCAGCAACTTATGAAAACTTAGCTTATGCAGGATTAAGGATTAACAGTTCAAAAGAGTGGACAAACTTCAGTCAATTTTCTGCTTACTTTAAACAAGGAGTTGTAGTTGAAAGTTTAATAGATGGAACAACAAAGGCTACAAGTTTATTTCCTGAAATTGCTTATGCCTTATTAACAGATAAAACTATAGGAGCTGGTGCTGTTATTAGTGCTACTTCTGTCGATAAAGATAATATGATTATTGCTGCAAAATTCTGTAATGCGAATAAGTTGTTTTGGGATGGAATGATTTCAAATAAAGTAAATTTAAGAGAATTTATTTATCAGCAAGCTGTTTTTTCTTTATTAGATTTTACGATTATTGGTGGAAAGTTTAGTCTTTATCCGTCGGTTCCTTTTAACTATGATCCAGCTACAGGAGCAGGTGATTTTACTATAAATTTAGAAGGCAAACCAACAATTAAAGCTATGTTTACTGATGGAAATATTAGTGACCTAAATGTATCTTTCTTACCTCCAGAAGACAGACAAGCATTTAAAGCTAATGTTCTTTATCGTTTAGAACAAGAAAATGGTTTTCCTGAAATAAAATCTGTTGTGGTTCGTTTATTTGGAACAGATCACGTAGACGATCCATTAGAAACTTTTGATTTAAGTGGTTTTTGTACTAATCGTAATACTGCATTAACTTTTGCAAAATACACACTTGCTTTGCGTAAGCATCTAGACCATACAGTAAGTTTTAAAACTGCTCCTCATTTTATTAACGGTGTCAGACCTGGCGATTACATTAGAGTTTTTTCAACAACACAACACGTAGATCGTTTTAACAATGGTGCAATTTTAGATGATGGAAGTGTTGTAAGTAAGGACACTATTAGCGGTAGCAAAACTTTTTACTATTGGAATCCATCGACAATTGTAAATAATGAAATTATGGAAGTTGCTGAGGCCACTGAGAATTTTTCAAATCCACTTGCTGCTCAATACAGAGGATCTTTATTTACGATAAAAGAATCAGAAGCATCTGATCAGTGCTACAAAGTAGAAAGTATCACTTTTGGAGATGATGGACTTGTGGAATTATCTGGCTCGTACGCAAAACTAACAAGTGACGGTAAACTAGCAATGTTACAAAATTGGTCTAGCGTAGGCAGTCCTGTTTTTGAGGATTAATGGCTACTGAAAGACCTTTTCCAACAGTAAAACCAAGTTCTAGGAGCTACACCCCTGGAACGTATCCAAGTACAGATTTTGAATCGTTAGACGGTACAAAGACACATATTCGCTATGGAAATAAAAGAGTTAATGCAACTTTGAGTCTTGGCTTTTCAAATATTACCGATGCTGAAACTTATGAAATTCTTGAAAACTATAGAGAAGTAAATTCAGTTTATGATTATGTGACTTTTTCTTCTTCAAACGGAACGGCAGGAGTAGGTAGTACAAACCTTTCTAATTACTTTCAAGAAGTTGGATCGGGATTAAAATGGCGTTATTCTGGGCCTCCTTCTGTAACAAGTACCTTTAAAGGTTTGAGCAATGTAAGTTGTAGTTTTGTTGCTTGTCTCGATTCACCGTAGAATAAACACAACGTATTGATTTTTTAGGTCGTGGCTTTTTATAGCGGAAAAGACGGGCAACTATTTATTGACGGCACACAGGCCGCAAAAGTTCAGTCTTGGTCTTTTTCTAGTTCGCAAGCTGTTCTTGAAACAACTTCTTTAGAAGATACAGATAGGACAATTGTTGCAGGTGTTCGCAGCTATAGCGGTAGTGCCAGATTGTTTTACTATCAAGCTTCTGCTGGCTCTGGTGGAGATGTAACAACACTAATTAATAAATGTATTAAAGCAGGAAGCAGCGAAGGAGATGGAACGGCTGATGATTCTAGTTCTGCCTTGTTAAAACTAAAAATTGCTGATGGTTCTGCTAATGGTCGTTTTATTACCTTTTCGACTTTAATTACTGGAATATCAATGAATAGTGCTGTTGGTGAAGTTTTAAGTGCTGACATTAGTTTTGAAGCAAATGGAGCACCTACAGAAGTATCTATC